TTTGTCCCAAGTAATATGGGGTGACCAAGCATAATACTCTTGGCTATTCATAAGACTGTGATTTATATTTCCAGCATTACGTATCTGAGTACTGTTTACATAATCTCTATAGTCACGGTGTAATAATACGTTACCAAGATTATCTTCAACAATCGCCGCAGGTTCTAATTGATAGTTTACTCTGTCATCACTTATGTCAGAAACATAGTTGTCTGTTGACTTAAATGCTTTTGAATCTTTTCGACCCATAAAGCCTGTAATTTTTTCAATAGTACCTGGTTGTACCATTTGATCAATTGTACTTGATATAAACTTCTTATTGGCAACGGTTCTAAAATACCTTGGAAGTAAATCTGCACTACTTCGTTTTTTATTACCGTTAGTTGGAAGACCTGACTCGTCTTGCGCCATTCTTAGTAACCTCCGCCGCTAGATCCACTTGATCCGCTTGATCCTGAACTGCTTGAACTGCTTGAACTGCTTGAACTGCTTGAACTACTACTTACTACTGTACTAGATGTCGAAGTAGTATTTGCTGTAGTTGTAAGTGCTTGACTTTGTATACCTGTTGATGCTGTATTTGTAGCTGTAACAACGTTGCCTGTTGCCTGTATTCTACTGGCTGTAATAGCATCAATTATTTCTACATCATCTACTGTAGCATCATTAATAAAGATTTCATCGTTCTCTGACTTAATTTCAAACAAACTACCAAATCCTTGTGATGCTTGATTAGGAACAATAATTAAGTTTGCTATATCAGGTGCTGTTTCATTTACCACAAACGCAACTAGTTCTGAAAAATGGAATGTATCTCCAAAGTCCCAATTCTGTAAACTAAAGAATCTATTAATTGAATTAACAACTCTTACTTTTATTTCATTATTATTAATAACTTCGCCTGTATTTTTTACAATCTTAAATGTTGCTTGTAAATTCTCTTGAGCATTTTTACCGAACAATGCTTTATATTTTACAGGATGATAAATTATTTCATCACTAATTGATTTATAAGAATTTATACTAGATCCGTAATTTTGGAATAATGCGTCTGAACTTAATGGTAAAGGCTTAGTAGCTATTGTACCTGCTATAAATTTTCTAAATTCTACATCATATGATCTTGTAAGCATATAAACATCAATAATATTTGACGCACTAACATCAATTCTATTTGCTTCATCAGCACTATGTACATAATGGAATTTTAAATTATCACGTCCTACATATGCTTGATATTCAGTTGTTAGTACTAACAGATTTCCTATCAAAGTTTTAAAATTTGTGTCTTTGGTAATATAGAAAATAGTGCCTTCTTCGTACTGACTATAAGCACCAATTTCCGCTTCGGTTGTAACTACTCTTATAGTATCGCCTTCAGCATAATAGTTATATTTTGTAAAGCCCTGATCACTATTTTCTTTCTTTAAGAAAATATACTTTGTGTTAGGTGATGTTAATGGATCAACTACAACATCAAATACATCAGGGTCATCAACACTACCGTCGTCATTTAAGTCGTAGAAACTAACTTCAACTTTTTTACTGTTTACGTATCCATCTGCGTTTTGGAATGTATTAACAATTTCCCAATTAACATCATTATTAAAAGCAACTAAGCTATCTGGCTTAGTATTAAAATTAAGAATACTAATTTTATCTTTTACTAATTGACCTGTAACACTATCATAAATTTTATTTTGTCCGTCAAAGTAAAAACTTAATTCTTTATCACTTTCAAATACATATCGTAAACCTCTATTAGTTACTGTATATTTCTCGCCATTAGTTTCAAACAATATTAGCCAACTTGCGTCTAATTGATTTTGAGTAACGTCACCTGTTTTACCATTACTAAACGTATCGTAAATATTCAAGTTTTCATTAATAATTACACGCCAAGTTCTTGTAGCTTGGTCATAACGTAATCCAAATGTTTTATAAGCAAAGACTTGATCAATAATTTGTGTTCTAACATCTGCTGAAATATCTTTTACAAGTTTTGGTTTAACTTCTTCAAGTATACTATTAGCAGGAACAATTTCGTTAAACACAATTGGACCTGCGCCTGTTACACTGTCAACTGCTGTACCAGCACCTGCTACGCTAATAACTTTTACCCATTTATAAGTTGATGCTCCTTTTTCAAGAGCATTACTTGTCAGGCCACCTTTGTCATTAAAATAAAATCCTGCTGGTGGTTTAAATTTAAGCAAAGCATTTGCTTCTAAATACTTTAAAGAACCTCCAGTAAATGTACCTGTTTCGTATGGTAAATCATTATTGTTCTTTAATAAGCCTGTTGATATATTTGTACTTTTTGAACTTTGTGTCCAAGTGGCATTTAAATCACTTACAATAATCTTAGCATAGTTAGCAAAATAAAAATTATTAGTTGCTCTATTTTGTATAATTGGTAATATTGTATTTTCAATAGTACCTTCAATATCTGTTTGAGTATCAAAAGTAAAAGCACGTTTATCTGTATACTGTTCGTTATACAATACTCCGTCGCTTCCGTATAAATTTGTACTAGAGTATTTTCCAGTAACATCTTTAAGATCAAAATATCTACTAATACCGCTAGTAGTTCTGTTAACAGATTTTACTTTAACAATTTCTTGGTTAGTTGTTAACGGAACAATATTATAGTCCTCACCTGTAACCATTCTGTTTTGTGTATAATAAGTTTGCGGAGCATTTGTTCTAATACTTGCTGTAGATTCACTTGTTGTAGCATTAGTAACTTGTTCTTTAAGTTCAACGCCAATAGTCATTGTTTCAGTTGTTCCTGCTTTACTTAGGTAATCTATTGAGATTGTAATATTTGTAAGCTCTTCAGGATTAATTTTCATTGATCTGTTAGCACTTGTTCTGTAATAAGCTCTAAATGCTCCTGAAGGAATATTACCAAAAGTTCCGTCAGCAAATACTAAACTAATTTCATCGTTTTGTCTAGTTTGAACAACATAATAATTTCTAACACCTTTAACAATACTATTATAGATAGCATTATTTCCTTCAGCACTGTCAACCTGTGACCAAAGAGTGTCTTCTTGGCCTGAGTCGTTAGTTCCGTACAACCATACATCATTTTGGTTAATATTTTCTGTTTCAATAGTTAAGCGTTGATTAGCTGTTGGACTTGGAACGTTAAAGTCTGAAGAGTTTAGTTTACCCTGTCTAAAGTGTACAAAGTATCCTGTGTTATTACTTGCGTTTCCTCTACCGTCTTCTCTATATAAGAATGCTAAATTGTTTCCTGGAATAGGATTTTCTTCTCTAATAACTTTTGCCGTTACATCAATGTCAGTTGAAACAATTTCAAACTGTGTAGGTAAACCATTTACTGGTTTATTAAATGTATAAACTGGAACATCTGAGTTAGTAGCATTAAGTCTATACTGTTCAGTAGTTAGTCCATTAATTTTACTATTCTTGGACGGTCTACCAATTGTATTATTTCTAGGAAGTGCAGCATTAAGAACACGTTTAAACTGTTCTGCCCAATTACTGTTGCTTGGGTCATTCCAAATGATTGTTTGGTCTGATAAATTAAATCCGTTACTATCATTAATGTTTTCAGTTGTGCTTACTGTTTCAAATTTAAGTAATCCGTTTGCGGGTTGATTACGCTTTGCGTTGTATGATAACATACGAGCTAAACGAAGAACTGATTCTCTACGTTCAGCTAATTCTAAAAAGTTTTCTCTGGAGTTTAGATCAACTCTATAACTAATATTTTGACCTAAGAACGCAATCATATCAATGAGAGCAAGATATTCTGATGTATCTACATAGTCGTTAAAATCTTCAGGATAGTTAGTACGAAGATAATTAATCATCGCCCTTCGTAAGGTATCAAAATCATAACTACGGAACTCTGCATTCCTGTAGCTTTGATATACTTTTTTCCAGTCTTCTGCTAAAAGCAGTCTATTTTGTCTATCTGTTGACGACATCGGCTATCCTTCTTAACTATGCTAGTATTTATGATATTTAATAATAGCAGTACTTAATTGTGTCACGATAACCCATTGGCTTTATCGAAGTTCAATTTAACGTTTTCGCTAATATTATATTGTAAATACTTTAGTGTACATTCAATTTGTATGCCAGATTCGTATTCACTAACTTGTACACCGGTTGCTGATGTCCTTGGATCGTAATTTACAATTCCAGTAACATTTTGTGCTATTGCTTCTTTAAGTTCAGTAGTTAAAGGTTCAAATAGTGCTTCCCATATAATACACCCAAATTCAGGATTTGATAATTTTTCTCCTTGACGTATATTAAAATGATTAATTAAGTCTTGCTTAATTAATGCTAAGTCATATTGCTGAAATGAAGTAGTGTCAGGATTGACTGTGCTAAACCCTCTGTAGGATTTTTGTGCCACAGGAGGTTTAGGAGCTTTTTCACCTTTAATTTTAATTTCTTTGTATAAATCTGCCATACTGTATTTACCCTATTCTATCCACCAGCAAAAACTTTATTAAATCCTGTTGCTACGCTTGTACACCCTGTAATAGCATCTCCTATACGACCGCATCCTTTGCCGTTTACAAATACTTTTGTACTTCCTGTAGTAATCGGTGCCGCGTGACTTGGGCAAGGTGCTGGTGGTAATTCATGTGAAGTGTTATTATCGCCTTGACGAGATACTCCTGTACCATCAACAAATACATCACCACTACACTCATCTCTGAGAGGAGTAGAACAGTGTGCTACATCAGCGTCTACGCTATCTCCTCTACAAACTGCGGGCACGTTCAATCTCCATTAGTTGTTGTAATTTTCCATTCCATTGTTCTATTTCTTCGTGTTGTTCTTCAGTGTGTGGCTCTGGTGGTATCTCAGGTAAAAATTCTATTACATGATCAAAGTCGTTAGGTATTTGATCAAAGTCAGTGTAAGTTATTAACTCGTTATTCTTTTTTACAGTAAATCTATGAGGCATTGTTTTCACTCGCATTTCCTGCTTCCAATTTAGTTTCAATAATTGAAACTGTACCTGTTCCTGGATAAGCAGTTGTAGTTAATGATGCTAACGGAATCATTTCTCCGTTAATAATTTTTTGATAAAATCCTTTACCAATACCAATACGTCTAGCAGTTTCATTTCCGCCTGGATCAGAATATCCAACTGCTTTGGCAAATGCAGATCCTAAAGAAGCAAAACTTTGATCTGTCCAATTTATACCTTTAGATTTAATATACGCTACTGCTAGTTTTGTAGCAACTGTTGGGTCGTTTGCCATTTCAGGATTATCAACAATATTAACTCCTGCTAGTCCGCCGTATTTTTCGTAGTTGGCTTTAAATGTTAATTGAATAAGTCCTCTTCCACGATATTTGTAACCTTCATTTTGAGCATTACCATATCTGTTACCGTATAATGTATTACCAATTGCCGCCGGGCCTGCCGCTACAAGTTCTTGAGCAAACGCATTTGATTTGACTCTACTAGGATAAACTACTCTTAATCTTGAAGCACTATAGTTCATACTTTCGCTACGAGGTTTAAATCCACATTCTGCTTGAGGTTGTGCCATTGCCATTGCTACCGCTACAGGATTGAGTGATACCCAAGTTGCTGGATCTAGTCCTACACCTTTTATCAATTCGCTTAAGAAATATCTCTGCATATCATTAACTGGTACAGGGTGTGCTGGTTGAGCTCCGTCTACTGGTCCTGCTGTACCTGGAGTAACTACTTGTGCTCCATCTGTGTCAGCAACAACAGGTCCTGATTCTGCTGTGTAAAATGGTTGATCAGTTTCGCTATTAATAACTGCTTGTTGAGCTCTTACTGCCGCTGGCGGCGATTCAATAGCTTGTGTGTTTGCCGGTGTGTGTGCACTTGGATTAAGGTGTTCGTGTTCTGGCCACGGTTCACGTATTGGTACTCTTCTTGGATATAACGCAAACGGTGCTTCTTTTGCTCTTAAAGCATCCTGTGTTACTTCTAACGGAACTCCGGCACTGTCAAGAATTACTTCACCAATTTGATCACGTACTCTATCTTCTTGGTCTTGTGTTACAGGAGAAGTAAATGTATCTGTAATATTATCAGCACTAACACTTGCTGTAGCTTCTATAGTACTATTCATATGTATTTCATTACCTGCTGTTTCAGAATGGTTAACTCCTGATAGTATTTCAGTACTAACTGTAGCATCTAATTTATTATTTAAAGTACTTTTAATTTGTGTAGTGGCTCCACTAGTAAATTTGTTGTCTCCGGAAGTATTTAGGTTATATGCTCCTGATACAACTTGTCTATAGTTGCCTGCTACTTTACTGCCAAACTCTCCGTTAATTGCTATTCTTCCGTTTGAAGCAACTTGTAAATTATAATTTCCGGATACTGTTTTAGCATCATTACCTTTTACTTGTATATCTTGATTACCACCAATAGCAACTGTGTTATTATTACCTATCCATAAGTCATTTGTGTTGCCGATAAATTCTTGTTTGTTTACACCTACTCGTATATCTACATTTTCTGCTGTAGTGTTTTTCGTATTTCTACCAGCGTTTATGTTTATATCTCTTCCAGCACTCCAGTTAAAATCTCTGTCAGCATGTAGGTTAATATCATTTCCGCTTCTTACGCTAATACTATCGTCACTGTAAACATCAATCTTACCATTTGAAGTAAGTTCAATCCAAGCACTGCCACGAGCGTTACCGATGTAAATTAGATCTTCAGTATTATGCATTAATATTTGATGACCTGTTCTAGTACGTAATCTTACATGTTCGTTAAACGGAAGTGTTGGATTTGTCTTACTTACTTGATCAGGTAATTTACCAATATCATAATATGTCGGAGAAGTATCAAATGCTAATCCCGAACGTAAAATAGAAGGGTCTCCATCATCCATTGTAAATGCTGAGCCACCAAGTCTGCTTCTAAAATAATCAATAGCTTCTTTTCTTGCTCCATACTTTCCTTTAGGAGCTCCGTCACGTTTATCTAACGGTCCTGGTGTATTCCAACCAAACACCATACTAGGTAATTCTCGTCTAGCACTCGAACTAGTAAGTCCTCTAGTA